ATGTTTAACATTGACTCTCTACCATAGTAAAGTGCTATCTGCTCGATTTAGGCGGTCGGGCGCCACCGATGCCACAGCGACTGAGCGGTTATATCAGGCCTGCTATCCCTCGCCAGGACCAGGCCGCCGGGTCTAAAAACTGGTAGACCTAATCTACCAGACCCAGCACATTAGTCATAGCGTCCTATGACGATACCCTGATAGCACTTTACTATGGTATGACTTACCATATTGAAACACACTCAGAGGAGGCGTTCTCCGGCGCCGGAGTACCAAGCTGATCATAAATGTGTTTCAATATGGTGGATGAGGTAGGATTCGAACCTACAGCGTTTCTTATGTGGCGGATTTACAGTCCGTTGCCTTCAACCAATTCGGCACACTCATCCAAAACTACTATTAATTTTGCTGACTGCACTATTTGCTATGCTCATGCGGGATAGTCTAGAATTACCGCAATTATATACATAGTTACTCAGGCATGATCGAGCCCATGACTTACAATCAGCAAAATTAATGGTACTCGATAGCGGAGTCGAACCGCTCTTACCAGGATGAAAACCTGGTGTCCTAACCGATAGACGAATCGAGCATAAGGTGTCAAATTGTTAATGAGCGTTTACTACAACTGAAAGTACATCTTACTACAAACTACTTTTAAAGTCAACAACATTTGTACTGCTTTTTTTCTGTTGTCATTTCAACAACAGAAAGTACATTCTAATACAAACCTAACAAAAAGTCAACAGTTTTGTAACTCCTTGATATAAAACAAAAAACCCCAAGTCTTTCGATCTTGGGGTTCTTGTTTAACTATCTTATTTCTTACTTCTACAAGAACCCCTCCGTACTCCAATCATTTCCAAGGCATACACGAAATGCTGGCTCATAGGCTGTGCCAATCTTTTGTGTTGTTGGATTTAAGGATATTCTTTGCATTGCGGTTCCTGTTAAATTTTGTACTACTTTAGTATATATCTATGTTTTTTAAATTTTCAATGGATGTGTTGAAATATTTTTTGACGCATCAAGAAATCTCAAATATAAACCAATATCGTTTGCATATGCTTCTTTTTCCCACGGCTGCTTTCTGTACTCTGTATCTTCGCTAACCTCTTTGCCTTTCCAAAACGTAAGGCAAGGAGACAATTCTTTTTTTGCAAATTGCTTCACGTGTATCATTTCATGTGCCAATGTAGCAATTGGATCTTCACCGCTAGGACTTATTGTTAAAACAAAATTACGAGGAATTCCCTGCTTATTGTGCTGTGTCGAATGACACATACCATAACAATCTTTCATTCTCTTCATCTTGACCGTAACTGTAATATTACGTGTAAGGTTTCTATGCATCAACTTATCAGCATAAAATGCTACTGCCTCTTCTATCAGAACTTTCAATCTTTTGTTTCTGCAGTTCTTGATACGTATATTCATGCTCCTCCTATTCGCCTGGTGTTTCTTCCTTTTCTTCTGGTACCATATTCAATAAATTTAATAATTGCTCAGGAATAAACAGCAAGTCAACTACCCATGCTAAAAGATGTGTGCTTGTTGATACAATAACAGCAATTGGTATCAATATGCATAAACTAGCGAAGTTGAACATTAATTTTGTCAATTGAAATCCTCAAACATCTGTTTCTTGTCAAACTTCGTTTTACTACCAGAAGGAGTAGAATCAAAAGCAGGACCGTCTACTAAGTTGTATTGAGAAGATTGTTCGGTATTAAACAGCCTCATCTTAGCTCTGTCAATACCTACGATAAATCTTCGGTTTTTATTTGGATCACTATACCTACTTTTCAACTGCTTTACCATGATCTGATTCATGTCTGATAACTCTTCGGTAGAGATTAGAGCAAACATTAAGTCAGCAGTTGCAGGTAAGCCAAAACTCTCACTTGTATCTTCAAGACCTACATCAGAATTTGTAAAACCAGATCGCGTTGTTTGTGTTGCAGAAACAATTGGAACATTACACTCTACAGCAAATCCTCGTAACTCTTCTGCTATAGACTTAATATAAGTGTACGAATTCACGGAACCATTATATTTCAACCTTGAGGACATACAGATATTTAGGTAATCAACATAGATAATGTCCGGTACAAACTTCTTTTTTGTCTTTAACTCATTGATTAGATGTCTAAAATTACTTACACCAGCTTGAGCAGTAGGGTATTCTTTAATGATTAATTTCCCTTTTGCCGTCTCCTTCACCCTGGCCATTTTCTTTTCGTAAGAATCTTTTGGTAACATTACCAATTCATCTACAGCAACATTCAATAAGTTAGCATCAATTCGTTCTGCAATTCGTTCTTCAGCCATCTCAAGTGTTATGTAAAGAACATTTTTACCAATCATCAAATTACTTGCAGCACAGTGACACATAAACAACGATTTACCAACACCAGTTCCAGCTAATGCTATGTTCAAAGTCTTCTTAATCAACCCGCCCTTAGTGATGACATTAAAGTACTCAAGATCGAAAGGAATCCTTTCTTCTACCTTGTGGTAGCTCTTGTATCGCTCCTCGCTGTCTAACAAGAAATCATGACCAACGTGATCGTCAAATGTCACTGCTAGTGCGTCCGTCAAAAGCTGAGGGATAGCTCCTTTATCGTTCTTTTGATCCTTACCATCAAGAATCTGAATAGAACCGTGGATAGCATTGTATATCGCTTTATCCTGACAAAACTTTTCTGTTTGATCTGTCAGCCATTCAACATCTTTAGTGGGCTCAAAAGACCAGTTTTTGATTGTGTCCTTTAAACTTTTACAAGTATCGTCACTAATTCCTTTCATCATATCACATTCAACCAACAAAGCTTCTTTAGATGGAAGTGTATTGTAAGTTGAAATAAAATTAGAAACCAACCCAAACAAATTTTTGTCGGATTGTTCGCTAAAGTATTCCTTTTTCAGGAAAGGAATTACCTTCCTTACATACTGTTCGTTCGATGCAAGGTTCTCAAGGATCAAATTATCAATCATCTACTAATGCTTCCTCTTCAACGTGTTGACCATACTTAAACTCTTTTGCTACAGCTACTTCAATCTGCTGCAGCACTTCTTCCGTGTAGTACGCTTCTGGGTTTGTGTTAATCTCTTTACCAAACACTTTCCTTCCATCAGGAAGTTCATAGCGCGTTGACACCTTTTTAAACACACCGTACTTTTCGGCGATGTCCAATAGACCATAATAGCGGTCTAACCCTTTGGAGTAAGTAAGTAGCACACCTGCTTGCTGGTTTTCTTTTGAAAGTCTTGATTTGAACATTTTGACTTTGATGATGTTGCCAACGACATCATCGCCATCCTTTTCTTTCTTTTTTGAGAGCATTGCAATAGTGCTGGCAGCGTACTTGAGTCCTGTTCCACCACCAATTTCTTTTGTTGGTACATATGAACCTACCATTTCATAAACGTGGTTAGTAACAAGCAAAGGAATTTTTACCTTTGCCAATTTGAGGGTCAGTACTCGGAAAGCAGCTTTAATCATCTGCGCTTTCGTCATATCACGTGTTTCTTTACCCTCCAAGGAATCTTCCATCTCTTTTGTTGTAGATAGAAGCCCAAGACTGTCAAGAACAAACATCATCTTTGGACGTTTGTCTTCTGGTTGTTTTTCATATGCCTCAATCATTCGCAATGCATGATTCTTGAATTTCTGAATAGTATCTGGTTCAGACACAATAACTCGTTGTGTGTCAATACCACGTTCTTCCATCATTGATTTTGTAACTGCTGCTTCTGTGTCATAGTACACAACACAGTTTGTATCATTTTGTTCGAGAAAGTTCTTTACTACGCCAAGCACAAAGAATGTTTTACCAGTAGCGGATTCACCAGCAAATGCCGTAACTTTGTTATCTGGAACTCCTCCGTGAATAGAACCAGAAAGAACAGCATTCAACATATAGCTGCCAGTGTCAATAAATCCACCAAATTCAGCACTACCAAGACCATCAGCAACAATCGATGTGTCTTCATCTTTAATTTGTTCAACCAAGTTTCTCAAAAAACTCATACATTCTCCTTACATTTTATGAACAGCGTTTTCATTAATCTCTATTATACCTCTTTTTCTTTTCTTTTTCAACTCCATCACTTTCGATGTCCAATGTTCTTGGACAACTTCTTCTTGTTTGACTCCTCTCATTCCGTGACTTGCTGCTAACAACAAAGCAAGCGCAAGAGGATCAAATACAAGGACTATCAAAACGATTACAAACCTGACAGCAGCTCCAAGAGTGTGTTCGTCCGTCTTTCCATACACCAACTCTGCAACATACTTCAATGGACCAACCTCAGCATTGATTTTATTCTCTTCTTGTAGTAGCGGCAACTTCTCGTTTGTAAG